TCCATCTTTGCACGTCGCCGCAATGACTTGCGCCAAAACTAGGGCCAAAACCGCAGCAGCATTGGCGGCGTTATGCTCGCCGTGTGCCGTGTGTGACGCAACGTATTTGTGTACGCTTTGGCGGATCACATTTTCGAGTTCATCAAGGGTCATTTGCTGCACCATTCGTTGAAAGGGTTACCATCGTCGAAACTAAAGCTCAAAGGTTTAGAAATGGCAAACCGATTTTTCGTGACGCTTGATGCTTGCGGGTGACAGATGATCTCGCGTTCGCCTGACGATATCGCCCGGCGCTTGTCCTCATCGCCCACGACGTGCGTTTTGAGCCTGATCAAGCAAACCGCGTCCACGTTGTCCGTATAATGCGGCACGCTCTTACGATGCATACGGATGCAATACCGCGCGAAGGGATCAAAGTCGGGAAGGTCAAGTGTCTCTGTGTCCGCGTGGGCGATGAACACGATATTCATTCCCTTGTCGTATGCCAACGAACCGGCCCACTCTCTGATCTGGCGATGCCGTTCAGCCGCCGCAGAATATCCCGCGCCATACCCTCCGCCCGCTTGCGCGATGCTTTTGGCCTTGGGGTCGCCCGCCACAATTTCATGTTCGATCATGGTGGCGAGCTGGGTCACGCTGTCGATGACCAGCGTGCGGAACTCGTGATCTTGCGTGGCCAGCGCTTCGATCTGGTCAAATACGTCTTGGACGCTATGCGCCAAGGGCATCAGGGACACGTGGTCCGCGCCTTGTAGTGATGCCGTGCCGTCCTCAGTGCGGATGAATACCGGGCTCGGGAACATGCTGGCAAGCGTGGTCTTACCCATCCCGCCCTCGCCGAATAGGGTAATGATTACAGGCCTTTGCCCCAGCTTTGTCAGATCAATCGCCATTGGTGGTGTTCCTCTTTTTTAGCACTGTCACTTTCCAGGGCGTCGGCTCGCGTTCAATCCCCGGGTAGCATTGCTTCGGGTGGTGTGCGCAGGCGGAAACCGCCCACGACACAGCCAAGATCAGTAAAAATTTCATCGGATCTGCACCCCGATTTTCTGAGGCTTCACCTCGAATGCCGATGCAATCTTGCTCCATATTTCAGGCTCATTGGCCGCCAGATACTTGCAGCCTGTTGCGTCCGCTTCCAGCTTGATTTTCACGGGCCGCATGTCGGGCGGGCAGTGTTCTGCCACTTGCGTCCAGGTGTTGGGGTCCACCTTGCGGGCAAGCCCCTGACGCAGCGTGATGCGGTAATCGCCCACGATGTGCGTTATGGACCCCTCGGATTTGGTTTCGAGGGCTTGCACCAGTTGCGCCTCGATTTCGTGCCGTTGCGCCCGCGCCGCTTCCTCGACGCGTTTGGCCTCGATCCAATCGCGGGCGAGGGCTGAGATGTTGTCGTTGGTCATGTGTTTGTGTCTCCGGTTCTGTCACTCTCACGCCGCAACCTTGACGTCGCCCGCGCAATATGTCAAGCGGCAATGATAATTTTTTACCAGTGAGGGCATCATGACGACAGATCAAATCATCGCCGCGCTAAGCGACCGCAAGATTACAATCGTGGCTCGCCGCACCGGGATAAGCCTTGGAACGCTTTACAAGATCCAACGCGGACAGGTTGAAAACATCCGGGTTTCGACCATTACTCGCCTTGCGGCCTATCTGCAACCTTGCGGTGAATGATTGGCGGTCGGCCTTTGTTTTTCGTCTCGATCTTGGCCCGCTCGATCGGGTAATCATCGCAGATCATAGCCAAGAGCCCGTCGCGCTCAGGTTTTTTGAGGTTGCCCAACTTCGGGACCGCCTGAATGATTTCGTGCATTTTCAAGCCAACCGAACCCGCCGCCATGATTGCTTCGGCAGTTTTCTTGCGCAGTGAATCCATCTCGCCTTCGGCAACATTGGCCGCGAAATCGTCAATCATCTGCCGGGCGTAGTAGTCCACATAATCAATCGCCCATTGCGCGGCTTCCTCAGTAATGCGCGCCTCGCCCAAACTATGCGCCACGATCAAGCTGACACGCATCGCAATTTCGCGCGTGCGGTTCAACATGTCCGCGCCCGAAGGCGGCAGGCTATCTTGCCAGGCTAATATGTGGTCCTCGTATTTATCAAAAAGAGCATATGCCTCATCTGTGAACGGCACCACAACAGGCTCCGGCGGAAATTCCGGGCCAGCGTCCTGCAAAATTGAGCTTTCGCCAGCTTTCGCCGATTGTTGCAGCCAGTCGATGATGCCTGGTCTAATATCGGCCTTGGTTTTCCGCCGTGCCTTACGGCGTCCAATCTTGCTTTTGACGATCAAAAACCGGTTAAGAAACCCGCTTGAAGCATCCTTGGCGCCGATCGCCTCGAAGAATGTCTCAGGCGTGGTCATGCCTAACAATGTGAGGCTAGGCCGTGCAACCGATACGTCGAGGGCTTCCTTTTGTGCCTTGGTCAATGTCAAAGTCGCATAACCAACATTGCGCAGGCTCTGCATCTGCCGCCCGAAAGCCTCCATTATCATGGTCAGGGCGTCTTTTTTGTGCTGATTGCCGCGCGCAGCAGCACTGGTCAGCATAGCCCCGAATTCGTCGATAATCGCAATATGCGCGGGCTTGTCATACATCGCCGAAAGCACGCCAGGCGCGCTTGTGTAGCCATTCGGGCCGCGTAGGTGGATCAACCCGGCGGCCTCCAATAGCGCTTCAATGACTGTGTTTGCGTGTTCCTTCCCGCTACCCGTTGGCGCGATATTGAGAAAGAACAGGCTCGACATATTGTTCTGGTCCGTCACGAACCGGCGGCCCATGACCACGCTGCCCAATGCCAAGGCGGCTTGCACGTCGAATTGTGGTTGCGCCCGCGTTGCCGTTGCCGCGCTATAGGCCACAACGCTACCAAGGACGCCCGGAACGGTCAGCAGGTGGGGTGGTACCTGATCAAGGGCGTTTGCCTCCCAGGCGGCAAATATGCGCGCTCCAGCGGCTTGGTGCTCTCTGTCCTCGGGTGTTTCCTCATAGACGGGCAAGCGCTCGATTTCGAGGAGTTCCCCAGCCGCGCGGACGGCCGCGCTAAAGTTGCCAAGGTGCTGGTAATGAGCAAAAACATCAAAGGCATCGAAAGCATGCGCCGGGTCGAAGGGATCGGAAGCGTGATGCGAATACGCCCGGCCGTCATCAAACACCACGACACCGGGAATGCCGGTCGAAGAATTGGGGCTCAACCAACGCTTGCCGATCTGGCGATATCCCGCACTTTCAAGGGCGTCCGTGATGGTGACGCTGGCATTGTAAGAGTCAATGACGCTGACTTGCTCTGGATGCCGTTTGCGCGGTGCCGGTCTAGGGGTCGGGATTGCCCAAGGGCATAGGCTCGCCAATTGCGGCCTGAATCGATCCCATTCGCGCCAGATGATCAGCAACGCCTCAGGCACCAGCGGGAGATCCTGCCAGGAAGCCCCCGCCCACGTGTACGGGTTCAGGGTATCGGGATGGATTGACGGCGGCAGAACATCTTGCACGCTTCCCGCGCGCAGCTCAAACACCACCTCAGATATCCGCGTCGCGCCTTCGACGGGCCAGGATAGCTTGCGCGTGGTTAGGGGCTCACCTTCAGGCGCACGGAATAGAACCTTCCCGCGATCAGGGCGACCTACAATGCGAGGGGCCGTGCTTAGAATGGAATCCAGATCGATCGCGAGCGCCTCGCAGATCAGGCGCGTGTGGGACATGTGGTCGATATCGAGGGCGCACGTTCCCGACAGGCCGTGCAGCAATCCCATATTGTGCGTCGGGTGTTTTAGCCAGTGCTCAGGGTCAGTCGGCCGGGTTTGCCATCCAAAGGTCGCCGGGGCTTTGGTTCCGGCGGGCATATGCACAAGCTTCCAGCCCGCTTCCGTGTAGCGCCGTGCATACTCGTATGATATAGGGTCAGACATTGGCCCTCGCTTCCTTGCTTAGAGGGTTGATCATGGGGGCGGCTGCTGGCAACAGCGCGCCCCTTTTTCTATTGCAGGCCGTGCTTGGTGGCAAGCCTGTTTTTGAGCCAGAATTAAACCCAACCGGGTTTGAACTTATAAGAAGTGCCTCACGGTTGCATGAGCAAGTATGCAGAAGTCGTAAATTCTATTCGTGGCCGCCAACTTATTCGCCCCGTGCAAAGCCCCGCAGAACGAGCCTCTAGCTCTATATAGTATTTTTTTTTTTTATTTTTTCATTATAGGAGAGAGCTCTCTTGCTGGACCTCTAGTCCTAGTCCTCTATAGGGCGCCGGAATTAATAGCATTCTAAAACAATACCCGAGACGCTTGACACCTCAGCACGGCACGGCTACCTTCCAACTCGTCCCTCTTGGGGCGTTCCTCCCTGACCCTTGGCCGGGGCCTCGTGCCCCGGTCCTTTTCGGAGATCCCCCCGTGTCGATACGTATTCGCAACATGCTCCGGGAGAAGTTCAACCCTGGCGGTGATGCCACCCTGACCTCAGAGCAGGCGCTAGACTTGGTCTGCGAGCTATACGCGCGGCCTCGGTCCCTGGTCCTCAGTCACGACAATACCCAAGTGCGCGTGCGCCTCCTAGCCGCCATGGTTGCGGTCGTGCACACTGACGAACCCTTCCACTTGATCTCGGCAACCTTTGAACGGCGGGACGAAAAGAGCATCTACCGTTGGATGCGCAACCTTGCGCGCATGATCAAGCACACAGAATTTGTGAACGAGTTCCGCTACATACAATCCCAGATTGGGCTTGCACACCCCAAGCCGGTCGCAGGGCCCGAGCCCTTCAAGCGCCTGATCCGCCCGCCGCGGGCGTTGCCTCCTGACCATCCCTTGACGCCAGAACGGCGGGCGTGCCATATGATGACCGTTGCGTATGCATCAGCCCTGCATAGGGCTCACGGAGAGCATAAGAGGTGGGAGTGATGGCACGGCAACCACACAAGCCAACAGCGGAAACACGCGCGCAAGTGTCTAGCCTTGCGAGCTTTGGCGTGGTGCATGATGACATCGCCGCGTTTCTTGGCA